AATGCGAGACTTCGAGATCAAGGTTCCACACCGCATCACCAACCCCGACTACTCTCTCGAAACCATTAAGGATCCGGTCAACATACTGGGTCCCGTTTTCGAGGGCATGATCCCTTTGGTCACGAACAATGACCCAGCATCACTAATGGCGGCGTTCAACAAACGCTGCAACTTCGTCCAGACTGGACCGAAGGATGATGTTGGCAATCGTGAGTACAAGGAAGCGATCGCCCTCCTCAACACCCTCAAACGCCACGCCGGCGCACAATTTGAGGCTTGGGAAGAGAACGAGAGTGACAGGGCGCGATGGTTGAAGAAATTCGACCCTTCCAAGCGGCAACGCATGATCCATGCGTGGGACAAGATACCCGAGGCGAGCAAGAAGGACATCCGGGACAAGACGATCATGGTCAAGATCGAACCGCTACTCAAACGCTACGATGCAGAATGGGGCCCTAGGGCCGTCTACGTCGGTACCGACTTGCACAATTGCATAACGGGACCGGCAATGATGGTCGCGATGGAACGCCTCTGTGCTCTCGTGGACACGGACAACCATGGAACCACAATCGGTGGCGGACACATCCGCTTCGGCTACAAACGCCGTGATACCGACTTGTGTGATTTCCTTACCCGTGACCCAGAGCTCAACCAAAACTGCGTCGAAGGCGATTACAGCAGGAACGACCGTGAACAAAGATCCCGTATGGCACTAATCGTCGACAAAATGCTCGACGTCTTGAAGTTACCTGCTTGGCTCAGGCAACTCATGTTATGGTCATCCGAAGAGTACCAGGTTTACCTGGCCGCAGCTGGACTGAAAGCAACCTTGAAACACCAACTGCCCACAGGCACCACCGCAACGACGTTCAGGAACTCGACCATCAATATGGTCATGTTCATCGTGTCCATGCACCGTCAAGGTGTCAAGCGGTTCCGTGCTTTGATATTGGGCGACGACCTGTTAGCCGTGCTGGACAAGAAAATCAGCACACAAAAATGGCAACAGGACGTAAGCGCTTTCAAGATGGTCCTCAAAGCTATCGCGCCACTCCTGGAAGGGGAAGCAACGTTCTTGTCGAGACGTATCTTCACCCTGTGTGAAACACCATGCATGATGCCAAGACTAGGTAAAGCCCTAGCAAGGTTCAACGTGCGCGCCACTAAAGACGAGAGTTGTAGTGACGATCAATACATGGCTGGTAAAAGCCTCAGCTATGCTTACGAATTTAGGCATGTTCCTTACTGTTCATCCCATTTCATGTCCCGCTTCCGCCACCACTGGGCTGAGCTATCTCCCTCCCAACAAGAGGAACAGATGCTGCCCGAACAGTCGTGGTTTACCAGGATTGCAGGACTTGACACCACGGATAAGATCATCAAGGCCATTGAGAATGAGCGCGTCCTGATCACGGACGACTACTTCCTCGATTGGTGTGTTGATACTTATGGTTTGGGTTTGTGCGACGTAGAGGAACTGTTAGTCCAATTCGTTTCTGAGGGTTATGGGTACCGGGTTGTCGACTCGCCCCATTTCGCCGCCTTGTCGTCGGATTTCTAACCAACCAACGTTTCGAGTGAGCCCCCGCTGGTTCAGGGCCTACACGGAGGCAGCAACCAATAGCCGTGTCGAAAACCCGGTACCCATAACCATCAGAAACGAATTGGACTAACAGTTCCTCTACGTCGCACAAACC